TTAAACAAAATGCAAATACTGATATTGATTCAACTTATAGACAATCTGCAGTTATAAATGATGTATTAAAAAACACAATACAATCTTATTATGATATAACAAAGATATCACCTCTAAATACACAGGGCAATCAAACGATTGTAAATAACTTTATGGGTGGAATGGGTGCAGGAAATATTCCAGAAACCAATTCTCATTTTAATTCTATGGGATTAACACCTAATAACACAGAAACTATATTACAAAAAGTATACATGGATACCTATAAAGCAGCATTGTTATAAAAGAAAAGAGCCAGATTTCTCTGGCTCTCTTCCACACCATCTTCACATTAACTCACTCGTCATCACTAGTAAGCTTCTCGAAGTAGGACATTGCATCCTCTTCCTCAACCTCCTCAACAACCTTCTTCTCAGCCATCTTTGCTGGCTTTGAAGTCTTCGGTGAAGAGTACTTCAGTTCAGTCTCTGGTTCGAAGTCATCATCTGACATCTCTTCAGCCTTACGCTTACCCTCTGGAGCAGACTTGAGAACACTATCCAACTTCTTGGACAGTTCATCATAAGACTTGAAGTTCTCTGGCTTGAGGAACTCCTGTAACTTGTGCTGCTTAGCCCAGACACCTTCCAGTTGCTTATCATCACCACCGAGAAGTGGGGTAGCCTCATCAAATTCGCTCTTGTCGTAGTTAACATAACCAGCGACCTTACGAATCTTCAACTTGAAGTCTGCACCCTTCCAGAAGTCAAAGACATTGATTGGAGTCTCATCAGCAAACTCAGGCTGCAACTTCTCCATGATCTTATCAAAGATCTTCTTACCAAACTTGAAAAGGAACACCTTTCCGTCGTTTGAAGGATTCTTTGGATCTGAAACAACCATGATGTTGGCAATGTAAGACAACTTACGCTTGCGATCACGGGCTACTGTCTTGTCATCCTCCATACCCGAATTCCAAAGTTCACTGTTTGCTTCACAAACAGGGCACTTGCCACCGATAGTGGTCGGGCAGTTCTCAATGAACCAACCACCCTTGCCTTGGAAACCATGTGAGAACACACGAACCCACGGAACATCCTCACCCTCAACAGGGGGAAGGAAACGGATGACAGCGAAACCATTGCTTGCTTGATCAAGCGTAGGCTTCCAAAAACGATCATCCTTGTAAGACTCTGCGCCCTTATTCATCTTCTCTAGTTCTTCAGTCAGACGCGAAATGTTTTCCTGAGAACGCTTCTTTAGATCCTTGAACGACATATACGATATCTCCTTTTGTATGTTTTAAGTGTACGACATGTACGACTTACACCAGTAGTATACTACAGATACTGGAGTAGTCAATAGTATTTAGGTGTCTTTATGGTTTTCTATTACTGCTTTAATGTATTCTTTTATAACAATACAAATATAAAAAAATAAACAAGTAACACTGATTGAAGTAACAAACAAGCCAACATTGTAAAAGATAGAATCTAGCATTTAGATTGGTAAACGAGAAGACTTGGGAAGTAGATTTAATGACTCACCTTCTTCTCTTAATTTTTCTACAATTGGTTTTGGTAGATGCTTTGCAATATATTCTGGATCTAAAGAATAATTTTCACATACAAAAAGAATTGCATCAATATAAGAATCTCCAGTCCTAAGAACTCTTTTTTCAATTTCTTGCTGAAGATTTAATTCACTGTTTTCAATTATCATATTCTTTATTCTCCATGTATTTTTCTAAACTATATTTTGGTTCCCAATTTAATAGTTCTTTTGCTTTTGTTATGTCTGCAAGAGTATGTCGTGCTTCTCCATTTCTTGCAGGTACATGAATATACTCTCCATTCATCATCTTTGCAATATCTAAAACTGAAAAAGATTTACCAGTTCCAATGTTTATTATATTTCCATTTAATTTATGTTCACAATTCATTGCTGCTATATTTGCAGAAACAATATCAGAAACATGGATATAATCTCTTGTTTGTAAACCATCCCCAACAATAGTCATTTTTTCATTGTTTTTCTTTTGTCTAGAAAATACACCAATTACTGGTGCATATGATCCACGAATAGGTTGTCTTGGTCCATAAACATTGAAATAACGGAAACATATACTATCAATACCATACATTTCAGAATATAATTTAAACAATCCTTCAGAAAATAATTTTGAATATGAATACATGTTTAAACAACTAGGACTTAATGTTTCTGTTTGTGGTAATGTATCATTTAATCCATAAATTGCAGATGTACTAGAGAACATAACTCTTTTTATATTAAATAATCTACATGCTTCTAATATGTTTTGAGTTCCAACAGTATTTGTATTAAATGCTTTTGTTGGTTCATTTATACAATTTTGTATTCTTGCTTCTGCTGCTAAATGAAAAACATAGTCTGGTCTATGTCTTTCAAATATACCATTTACTATATGTTTATTATTAATATCATCTTTATAATAAACAACATTTTTATTATAATAAAATTTATCATGGGCATCAGATGAAAGATTGTCAATAACAACTATATTGTTGTTAGTTGATAGCATATCAACTAAATTTGATCCAATGAATCCACAACCACCAGTTATTAATATATTCATTTACTAAACTCTCTTTCCCAATGCTCCACCATTTCATCCATTAGTTGTTCAAAATTATATTTTGGTTTCCAATTTAAAATGTTTCTTGCTTTAGTAGAATCACCTTTTAAATAGTTTAATTCTTCTGGTCTTAAATATTTACTATCAGTTTGAACAAAATATTCATAGTTCATATTTAATTTTCTAAAAACATATTGAGTCATTTCTCTAACAGATCTAGTTTCACCTGTAGCAAGAACAAAATCATTTGGTTTATTTTGTTGCAACATCAACCACATTCCTTCAACATAATCTTTTGCATGACCCCAATCTCTTTTTGCTTCTAAATTACCCATCTTCAATACATTAGATATTTTTTTCTTTATCTTTACCGCTTCTAGAGCAACTTTATTAGTAACAAAATTTATTCCTCTTCTTGGTGATTCATGATTAAATAAAATACCAGAACAAATAAACATACCATATGCATTTTTATAATTGTGACACAGCGTATGAGCATATAATTTAGAACAACCATATGGGCTTACTGGAACCATTGGGGTTGTTTCTCTCTGATAACCATCAGCATCACAAGAATTACCAAACATCTCAGAAGTTGCAGCATGATATATCTTAGAATGTGGAGAGAATCTTCTTGCAGATTCAAGAACTGCTAATGTGCCTCCAGAATTAACATCCAAAGTATATTTTGGTAATTCAAATGAAATTTGAACATGCGATTGTGCTGCTAGATGATAAATTTCATCTGCTTGAACTTCTTTAATTACAGAATCTACACTTATGGTATCAGTAAGATCCATATATTTAAGTGTAATATCCGGTACAATATGATCTATTCTTGTAGTTTGTGATTCTGGTACAGAATTTCTTCTTACCGTACCATATACAGAATATCCTTTTTGTAAAAGTAATTCTGCCAGATATGATGCGTCTTGACCATTAGCCCCGATTATTAATGCTTTTTTCATATTATGCGTCGTTCAATACTTTAGTTAATTCTTTTACTTGTTCTTCTGTAACCCATTCATTATTACCAACATAGTAAGAATTGTCATGAATAAAATCTGCATTTTTAAATTTTCTAAAAGTATTGATAGAATTCATCATTGGATGTCTCATTAAGTTTCCTGCAATTAATGGTCTATATTCCACACCAAATGAATCAAGAACTTTCGACACTCTCTTCAAAGATACACCCTTTGCTATTACTGGAAAAGCAAATAAACTAACACCATCAGTTTCAAAATCTGTGTGGTACTTTTGAGGATCTAAATTTTCAACGAATACTTTGAAGTTTCTATTTCTTGCTTCTACAGTTAATGGTAATCTTTTCATCTGGCTTAAACCAAGAACTGCATGAACATCTGTATTTCTTACATTATACCCAGGGCATAAGAAAGTAAATCTTTGATCAATATCAGGAATTATATTTTTAACCCTTTCTTCCTCTGGTAATTCTCTTAGAAGACCGTGTGAACGAAGTAATATCAGTCTATTATAAAATTCATCATCATTTGTACATATCATTCCACCTTCTATTGTTGTAATATGATGACCATAGAAGAAAGAGAAAGAGGAAGCCAAACCAAAAGTTCCTACTTTTTGATTCTGTATAGTTGATCCATGTGATTCACAACAATCCTCAAATAATTTAACATTATATTTTTGACATAGTTCTAATAGTTTGGGTGTTGTTGATGGTAATCCTAAAACATGGGTTAAGAAGAAATACTTTATATTTTGTTTTTGGAATAGTAATTCTAAATCTGTTAAACTTGGACCTAGTGTTTTTAGATCAACATCGGTGAGGAATAATCCAGTATTTTTTTGTAATTGTATTATAGGTGCAACATTTGTTGCCCATGTACAACTTTGTGCTCCCCAATTACCATGACCATATAAGTCATGTGCTGCTTGAACAATAAGAAGATTTGCAGATGAACCAGAATTAACAAACACACTATGCTTCACTCCCAACCATTCAGACCATTTCTTTTCAAATTCCTTTATCTTTGGTCCATATGTTAGTTTTGGAGAATTGAGAACAAACTCGGAAACTAACAATCTATCTTCTTTAGAAATCGCTTCATCATGCATTAACTTCCACATAATATTTCTCCAAAAATGATTTAAGATCGGAAGAGCGTC